GCAGAATATAGACCAGCCCATTTTCGATTTCGATGTCCGGCGCGGCGTCCAGCAGGCGAACAATGGCCACAACAATCCCTCCTGTGGAGAGATTGTAAAAAATGGTGAATTTTCGCAATGCACAATTAGGTCCATTTTGGCAGCATTCCGCAGTTGTTTTAGACAACAAACGGGGTGCTTCGGATGATCTCTCCAGCAATCTTTTCTTACCGGGATTGCTTCCTTGGGGGCCGCGTGGAAATCGCGGCTCCCATTTTTGTTCAAGAATACCGGCCCGCACTTTCGAAAACCCCCGACCGCGAGAGCGAGGTAATTGCTATGCCAGCGGAAGTAACAAACGACGTAGCGGTGCCCGGTCGTAATTCCGTCGTGAATGGCATGGCCTCTTGCAATCATATTCAGTTGCTGGCGCAGGCTAGCGCCGCTGGCGGTGGCCCCTCCTCTCCCGTCGCCAGCGGCAACCGTTCGGGGGGGGGCGGCATCGCGGGTTTGGATGCCGTCCATTATTTCAGCGACGATCTTACCGATCTGTCGCGCTTCATTGGGGCAGGGGTTTCCGTGCCGCTCGGTTTTCAGTTTTTCCATTGATCCTAGATATACGGGAGGCTTAGCGTAATCATGTCTGATATATCGCCAGAAGCGCGTAATTCTGTTTCTAACCAACAGCGCATGTTTAGCCTTGCGCGGGACCATCACGGATTCACCCGCGCCAAGCTGTCCGTCCTAACGGATATTTCGACAAGCACCTTAAAGGGGTGGGAGACGGGAACGGTTATGCCAGCTTGGGCATTGGGCGAACTGGCAAAGGCTGGCGTTCCTGCGGATTTGCTTTCGCTCGTTCTTGACTCGTTTAATTGTCATGTTGGCATCAATGGCGACGGCGGCGATAATTTAGACGAGGTGGCTGCAATCGCAAGCGACCTAGCCCACGCTTACAACATGGCGCGCAATCCCAATTCACCGGGCGGCATCCAAATTGTGCCGCAAGAAGAGGCGGGGCTTCGGCCCATTAAAAAGCGGCTTCACGCAGTATCAAGAAAGGCAGCGGCATGAACGCAAAACGCTACAACATAGCAACGCTGGCCGATATGGCAGCTATTCCAGAAAGCGCACGGGGCCGGTTCCTTGCCGCACTGCCCGCGCAATGGCGCGTAGGGCAGGGGAGGCGTTGACGTGATCTGGCCCTTCACCCGCCGCAAGTCGGTCGAGCAACGTCTATTTGAGACATTGCGCCCGCGCCCCGATTTACGCGACCGCCGCTTTGCGAATTGGTCCATGGACCGCAGGCAGCGTTATTTGGACGCGGTGTTTGGAACGCCGCAATCATTGCGGAATAGGGGCAAGATATGAACGCCCTTTATTCTCTCGCTGCAATAGCTGGCTGGACGCTCGCATTGGTCTGCGTTGCGCTGATTATCACACTGTTTTTTGCGAGGTTGGACAGATGAAGACCTATCATTACGATATGCCAAGCATTGCGCCCAAAAACGCGAATGAGGTTGCTATTCAAGCGTCCTGCAAAATGCGCGTTGAAACGCAATTTGACTGCGTATTTGTGGCGATCCCAAACGGCGGCAAGCGCGGATTTTACGGACAGCGCCTGATTAAGAAAGAGGGCGTTAAGAAGGGCATGGTGGACGCCGTAATCATCGGTGGGCCTAAAAACCCCGGCAAGGTCGCTTTCTGCGAGTTTAAGGCTGGCACTGGCTTACGAACAGATCAAGCCGTTTTGCTTGCTTATCTTGCTGCTGCTGGCCATGACGTGGGCGTTTTTCGCAGTCAAGAAACTCTGGCCAAATGGATGGCCGAGCGGGGGTGGCTTTGACGCCTCGCGAACAAACTTTGCAACAGATTGACGCGATTGTCGCGCCTTATGGCTTTACGCACCGCGAGATATTGAGACGTTGGGGCAAAGGTGGCCGCAACCCTCGCTTGCTTGAGGCGCGTAAACATTGCGCCGAGCAACTGATGCGTGAAGGCAGAACAATATGCCAAGCCGCTCGCGCAATGAACAAGGATCGCACGACGGTGCGCTATTATCTGGGGCGGCAATCCAATTTTGTCGGTGAGGTGGCATGAGTATAAAGCTACTCTCTGCGGCTTGGGATTTAGACATCGGCAGCACCGAAAAGATGGTGCTTATGTCATTGTGCGACTTTGCCAACGAGAACGGCGTTTGTTGGCCTTCTGTGGCGACAATTTGCCGCAAAACAAGCAAGTCAGAGCGCACCGTTCAAACTGCGTTGAAATGGCTTAAAGATAACGGATTTTACACTGTCGATGGATACAACGGTGTAACCCCTAAATACATCTTAGACCCCCGCAAAATCTGCACCCCCGCAGAAATTGCACCCCCGCAAAAATTGCATCAAACCCCCGCAAAATCTGCACCCAAACCATCAAGAACCATCAATATTGGTAAAGATAAATCTTTACCAATAGCGCGAGGCGCGAAAGTTCAAAAACCTGATGGCGTCGAACAAGCTGTTTGGAACGATTACCTAGACCTTCGCAAAGCGAAACGCGCTCCCTTGAGCAACACAGCACTGGCAGCAATCGAACGCGAGGCCAAAATAGTAGGCTGGTCGCTCAATGACGCGATAGCCGAATGCGCAGCGCGTGGCTGGCAAGGTTTCAAAGCGGAGTGGGTGAAGGACAAGAAAAATGGCACAAGCAATCGGGCAAATCATCAATCTGGAAAGTCGCCGGACGGCTTTACCGCAGCACTTCGACACGTCGCGAATGGACCACCTGTTGAGCCTTTCGGTTTTAACCGTTAGCGAATGCGATGAACTGCGCGAATTGGCCCTTGCCATGCCAACCGAGCATATCCCGGCGGCACCGTCGGAACTGGCCAAGCAACTGCAATACATCCGCGCAACCCTGCCAACGCAAAACACCGACGAACAAGCAGGCCAAATGCGAACGGCGGTATATGCCCGATTACTGGGCGGTTACACAAAAGACGCGCTTTCCTACATGACGGAACGGGTATGCCGGGAACTTAACTGGTTCCCGACGCCGCGCCAGTGCCTAGCCATATTAGCGGCTTATCGGCCCCGCCCAACCCGCAAGGACAAGGCTTTGGCAATATGTGCCGCGCATAATCAAGCGCGTTTCGATGAATGGATCATGGCATTGCGGACGGGCGGCGATGCTGACTTGGCAACCGTTCCCCAAAGCTGGTTACGCATAGCCGAAACGCAAGGCCATCTGCGCTACGTCGATGGCAAGTATGAACGGCGCAAGTAAACTTATGACGGACCTAGCCCGCATTCAAAACGCCACAGGCACAGAGCGCACGGCCCTGATCGCCAAGGCTAAAGCGGACTGGGACGGCAAGGTCTGGAGTAACGACGAACTATCGCGGTGGGCACGGTGGGCATGGCAGGAAGGGATTAGATAATATGGCGACAGATTTCCGCAAAATAAAAAAACAAAATCGAAAATTACTGATGCGCGGAGGTTATGACGGCAAAAGGTCTGTAAAATCATACGCCTTGGCGGCGCATAGGTTCAAGGCATCCAATCTCCATAAAGGCAAAGGCCACGTAACTGACAGATTGCGCAATTCTTTATACAAACCAAAGGAAGTTTCATGGCGGGCGAAGTGATGGTGAGTAGCGACGAGGTATGGCTCGCTTGGCTCAAGTCCATGGCGGCAAGTAACTCAAAGCCATTTACGGGAACTTGCCAGCTACGGCGCGGGTATAAAAAGGCAATGCGGCTTCGTTACCGCAGAATGCTGAAACGCCATCGGCGTTTAAAGATTAACGGAGCACAAGGGGTAAAGTGATGTTGCACGACGCATTGAAGGTCATCCCGGCAGAGGGCGAGCCGATGTTGCTTGAACTCGTATGTCGCATCGAAAAGCTGCGCACCCTACATCATGACGAAAGCAAGCTCATCGAGTGCATCATCAAGCGAGAACGCGATAGGGCTAAGGTCCGTGTAACAAAACGCGTTTGGACGCATACGCAAAAGACCGCGCTGTTGACGGCGGCAAAGTCACGCGGTGGCGTTAAGAAATTTGCAATAGATCACAACATGCCGGAAAGGACCGCATGGCACATGCTGCGAAATCTACGCAATGGAATGACAAAACGACCTTCGGTAAAAGGGGTGAAGTTATGATGATTGACGAGCAGACCATCGTTGCACAGGGACAGGTCGTTACTTGGCGCGTTGGAGGCGGGAAGGTGTTTGCGACCGTTAAAGACAAGACTGTATTGTATGACGCGGAATGGCCTCTTGATAGCCGGAGGCTAATGGCCCAGCGTTTGAGGTTATCTGACGATTATCCAGAGCTTCGCGCCGAAATCGCTGCGGATTTTAAAAAGGTGGTAGGGTAAGATATGGCTGAAGTTGTAACACCATTAAAAAGGATCGCATGTGGCGATAGCTTTACAGCAGACGACGGGGATGTTTTCGTTATCACAGATCAACACACACACTCTGACATTCTTAGATTTGTAGTGGCTGACCTCGGTTTAAGTGAGGCTATTTTTCTTTTGAGCAATCTCAAGGAAGGTGAATGACATGCCAGCAGGAAGGCCCACAAAATACGATCCAGCGTTTTGCGACAAGGTGATTGAACTTGCCGCCACTGGTGCATCCAAGGCAGAAATAGCATTAGACTTAGACATCGCTTATTCAACTTTTGACGTTTGGCAGAACGAAATCCCTGAATTTTCGGAGGCCGTAAAAAGGGCGGAGCGTATTTCGCAAGGATGGTGGGAGAAGCAAGGGCGTATTGCAACGTTCGGCGGGGTCGAAGGGTTTAATAGCACTAGCTTCATTTTCAACATGAAAAACCGCTTTAAGCAGGATTGGCGCGATAAGGTAGAGCAGGAGCATAGCGGGGGCTTGCGCGTGTTGTCTGTGGACCCATCTGATGAGCGACTTTAAGCTCACTGCAAAGCAAAAGGCAGCGCAGGACAAGTTTACAGGCGATGCCAAGCACATTCTGCTAGTAGGTGGTTCGCGTTCAGGCAAAACATTCCTGATAGTGCGCAATCTTGTAATGAGGGCAATGAAGGCTCCTAACAGCCGACATGCAATGTTTCGGTATCGCTTTAACAGCCTTAAGGCGTCCGTCATACTTGACACATTCCCTAAGGTGATGCGGGCAGCATATCCGCAAGTCAGTTACAAGATCGACAAGACGGACTGGTATGTTGAATTTGAAAACGGATCACAGCTTTGGTTCGGTGGCTTGGACGATAAGGAGCGGACAGAGAAAATTCTTGGGCAAGAATATGCGACGATAGCATTGAACGAATGCTCACAGATTCCCTATGCATCGCGCAACTTGGCAATGACGCGACTTGCGCAGATGGTTGACCAGATCGTTGGCGACATAGCAACACCACTGAAGCCGCGCATGTATTACGATGAAAACCCGCCTTCAAAATCACATTGGACCTATAAGCTGTTTGTAAAGAAGGTTGACCCAGAAACCGGGGAGCCTTTGCGGTTTCCAGATCAATACGATTACTTCTTTATGAACCCGCAGGATAACCGCGAAAACATATCAGCTGACTATATCGAAACGCTTGAGGGCATGTCTGCTAAGATGCGGCTGCGCTTTTTGGATGGCAAGTTTGGTGAGGCAATAACAGGCGCGCTGTTTACCGAAGAAGATATTGAGAAGTGGCGGCATGATGGCGCAACGCCTGAAATGGTGCGGGTTGTGGTGGCTATCGATCCATCGGGTAGCGGTGATGTTGACAATGCGGATAACGACGCAATCGGTATTGTTGTGGCTGGACTTGCCCACGACGGAAATTGCTATATTTTAGAAGATTGCACTTTGAAGGCTGGTCCCGCGACATGGGGTAACATGGCCACTAGCGCATTTGATAGGTGGCAAGCTGACGTTGTCGTCGGTGAGATAAACTACGGCGGGGCAATGGTTCAGCACGTCATCCAGACAGCGCGGCCAAGGACGCCATTTATTCAGGTTACAGCATCACGCGGCAAGCATGTAAGGGCGGAGCCTTTTAGTGCGCTATATGAGACGGGCAAGGTTAGGCATTGCGGTAAGTTCAATCACCTTGAGGATGAATTGTGCAGCTTCACCACAACGGGCTATATAGGCGAGGGGAGTCCTAACCGCGCCGACGCTGCGATATGGGCGCTTGCCGCATTGTTCCCCGGTGTAGTTAATCCGCGTCGGCCAGAAGCAGGGCGGGCAGTCACCATTCCCAAAACCGTTATGGTGGCGGGTCGGTAAATAATTTCATTTTCTGCAAAATAACTGTTGACACATAGGACCATTGGCCCTATATCAAACTCACAGCACGGGGACATTCCCCGCCAACATGGAGACTGAAAATGGAATATAGAGGTTACAAAATTAACTCGGTTAAATGCGAATATTTTGCTTATCCAATAGGGAAAATGCCGACAGTTAAAAACACAATTAATCCGCTGCATTGGAATGGGTTGTATGGCGAAGAAGCTGCGCTTGATCGGATAAAGGGTGCGATTGATGCCAAGTTAGACGGCGCAAGCATTCAAATGCTAGTGCGCGGGCTGCATACTAAAAGCGGTAATCCTCACGCTTTTTCAATATGACCCCCGCAACATTCAAACGCATACGCACAGAGCGGCTAGGCATGACGCAGACGCAGCTTGCCGCCGTTTTGCGCATTGAGGACATTCGAACGATCCGCAGATGGGAAACGGGGGAACGCGCTATAAGCGGCCCTGTTTCATTACTTATGGAATTATTAGCCGACTCAAGCCCGTTGACCAAGGGCAGGCTGTAACTTTACGCAAAAGAAACGCTGCGCCTAATGCGTTAAAACCCGCGCAATGGGCAACGATTACGAAACTGCTGATAATGATGTTGCCGACGGTGCTAAAACCGACGCCACCGAAGATTTGCTTGAAATCCATGCAGAGGCGCTCCGCCGCTTTGATGATACGGTTATCCCGCAGAAAGAGATGCGCGAACGTGCGCTAATTGCCCGTCGGTTCGTATCAATCCCCGGCGCGATGTGGGATGGCCCTTGGGGTGAGCAATTTGAAAACACCATCAAGGTTGAAGTGCCTAAGATTGCGCGGCAATGCCGCAAGCTGGAAACGGACTATCGGCAAAACCGCATTGCACCAGACTTTAGGCCAGATGGTCCGACTGCTGATCCAGATACGGCCAATATGCTCGACGGGTTACACCGTGCCGACGCCTATCAATATCAGGCAGATGAAGCGCGGGATAATGCCTTTAGTGAGGCGATCCGTGGTGGCTTTGGCGCGTATCGCTTGGCCAACGTGCTTGAGGACGAATACGACAAGGACAATGATAACCAGCGTATTAACCCCGGCATCCTGATACCCGACGCCGACCAGCGCGTATTCTTCGACATGGGCGCGGTGCGTTATAATAAATCCGATGCTGAATATGCGTTCGTATTGTGCGGTTGGACGCCGGAAGGTTACAAGCGCGAATATGATGGCGAGCCTGTCACATGGCCCCTTGGCGTGAATAAGATGCGCTTTGATTGGTATTCGCCAGAGATCGTTTATACATGCGAGTATTACGTCAAGGAATATGTCACAACGAAACTGTATATCCTAACCCGCGAACTGACGGGTGAGGAAGAACGCTATTGGAAAGGCGAAATCAGCCCGGAAGAATTAGAGGACCGCAGGGCCGCTGGCTTTAAGGTTACAGAGAAGCGCCGCAAGCGTTGCCGCGTTCACAAATACATCTTGTCCGGTGCATCTGTGCTTGAGGATTGCGGGCATATTGCGGGCGATAACATTCCGATTGTGCCTGTATATGCGCAGCGTGAATTCATCGACGGCATGGAGCATTTCAAGGGCCGCGTTCAAGACCGTATGGACAGCCAGCGCCTTTACAATTCCAATATTAGCCGGATTGCAGAGATTAATTCACGGACGCCGCAGCGCGTTCCTATCTTTACACCCGAACAAGTGGCGGGGCATGAAGAGTCATGGTCGCGGTTGCATATTGACCGCTTGCCTTATGCGCTGACAAATCCGCTGACAGACCCCAATAGCGGCGCTGTGATAGCATCTGGCCCCGTTGCCTATGTTGAGCCGCCGGACATTCCGCAAGGCGTTGCTGGACTTTTACAGATCGCCAACCAAGACTTGACCGAAGAAGATGTTGATGGCGCTGATACCGTAAAGGCCAACACATCGGCAGAGGCAATGGACATTGCGGCAAGCCGTGTAGATGCGAAGTCGGCGCTTGAATTGGATAACATGCGCAAGTCGGTAGAGTGGGAGGCCATGATATACCTTGGCATGGCGCGGGAAGTTTACGCGACACCGGGCCGAAAAGTTGACCTGATGACAGAGGATGGCGACGACGAACAAGTCGAGTTGTTTGAAACCGTCATGCAAGATGGCGTTTACAAGATGCGCCATGACCTAACGCATGGGCGCTATAAGGTTGTCGCTAGCGTATCGGAGGCCACTGCAACGCGGCGCGACAAGACCGTTCGCATGGCGATGACCTTGACCGAAGCTGCGAACGCGGCGGGCGCACCTGATTTGGCGCAAGCTGCATTATTAACTGCCGTTGCCAATATGGACGGTGAGGGCATGGATGATTTTAAGGCATTCGCCCGCCGTTCTGGTGTTTCCATCGGCCTTCATAAGCCGAATGAAGACGAGCAACGCCAGATGGCAGAGGAAGCTGAACAACAGCAGCCCGACGCAACGCAAGCCGTGTTGATGGCCCAGGCCGAAGAACTGGCGGCATCGGCGGCATTGAAGGGCAAGCAAGCCGAAAAGGCGGATGCCGAGGTCGCGCTCACCGAAGCCAAGACATTGGAGATACTCGCCAAGCCTGTCGCAAATGACGTTGGCAGACCACGAATCCCTAGAGGTTACGAACTCTAGCGGTGGCCCCCTGCCAGCCTTTGGCAGCGTAATGGAGTGATGTATGTTAGAAGAAGAAAACATCGACGATAGTGAACTGTTGCTGGAAGATGTAGCAGAGGACGAGGTCGAACAGGAAAAAGAGCCGGAAGTTAGTTTTGGCGATGAGGAGCCGGAAGAAGAAGAAGCGCCGGACCTTCCCAAAAAACTGCGTAACGAGATTAAGGAGCGGGATCGCCAAATTGTCGTGATGCGGCAACAGCTTGAAGAAGCACAGCGGCAATCGGCCCCGGTTAAAGTTGAAGTCGGACCCAAGCCACAGCTTGAAGACTTCGATTATGATGAAGATAAATGGGGCGTTGCGGTTGACGCATGGACTGACACTAAGGTTCAGGCTGCTATCCAAGAGCAAACGGCTGTTAAAGATGACGGCTTGATTGAGGAAGCGCACAACGATTACGCTAAGGCCGAAGCTGGCTTGCAGGCGTTGACGTTCAAAGATGCCAAGCAAGTAACAGAGTCTGTAGTGTCTGCGCTTCCCAAGAACCTGCGTTATGTCATTGTTGCAACAATGAAAGACCCTGCCACGTTTATCTATGCACTCGGCAAGCATCCTGCCCGATTGCAGGAAATTCTAAGCATTAAGAACCCGACAAAGCAAATCGGCGCAATCAAGGATTTGGAGTATTCGATGAAAGTAGGACAATCACGCAAGGCACCAGAGCCAGATCGTCCGTCAAAGGGCAATGCTTCGGCGGCGGTAAAGCCAAACAAAGAATTGGCACGGTTAGAGGCGGAGGCGGATCGCACTGGCGACCGGACTGCGCTGATTAGATACCGCAGAGCACAAGGCTAATTTTACGCAAAAGACAATGGCGGGTGGTGTGGCGTAATTACACCATCCGCCAAACACCAGCGACCTCCGGCTGAAACGGGAGAGGCAGGCGGCCTCATCTAGTTTCAACGGAGTATTTTTATGGCTACTAGTTTCACAAAAGAAGAAAAGGTAATGTTTGACAAGGTTGTCGATGGTTTAGATGACTTGTTGGTTCTCTCCAAAGGCTTTGACCTTTACGACCCACTGACTTCGCAGGAAGCGGTAAACGCTGGCGATAAGTTCTGGGTTCCAGCGCCAATGATCGGCTTTAGCTTTGATGGCTTTGACCAGTCCGCTAACTTTGATGGCCTGACGCAGTTGAACGTTCCAGCGTCTATTGGCGTTCACAAAGCAGTTCCTAAGACGCTTTCGTCAAAGAACCTTCGCAACGCGTATGCAATGGACCAGTTTGGCCGTGCGGCAAAGCAGAAACTTGCATCTGACATTAACATGGCTTGCTTTAACACCGCCGCATTGTTTGGTTCGGTTGTATCAAGGCGCACTACCGCAGCAACTGGCTATGACGATGTAGCTGACTTGGACGTTCGCTTCACGCGTATTGGTGTGCCAGAAGATGGCCGCAAGGCGTTTTACAGCCCATCGGCAATGAACGCGATGGCTGGCAATCTTGCAAGCCGTTCGGAAGATACCGCACGTTCGAAAAATGCTTATGAGCGAGCACTTATTCGTCATGATGTTGCGGGCTTCGAGGTTTATAAGAACAACCTTGAGATGAATTTGACCGCTGCAACAGGCGGTTCAATGCTTATCAATGGCGCAAACCAGCGCACGGTTCCTGCGGCGACCAGCACTTCGGCAGGTTTGACCGAGAATAAGGACAACCGCTTTACCGATCTGGTAGTTGATGGCGGCACTTATGCCAACGTCAAGGTTGGCGATGCGTTCACGATTGCAGGTGTGTTTGAAATTCACCTGATTACCAAGCAATCGACAGGCCAGTTGAAGACGTTTCGCGTCATTGACAAGCCAGCGGCGAACACCATTCGCGCCTATCCTGCGATCATTGATGCGGCAGAAGGTTCGATTGGTTCGCGTGAATACGCCAACGTATCGGCAACCCCTGCGGACAACGCGGCATTGACATGGTTGAACACCACAGCCGCGCCGATGAACCCGTTCTTTCGCAAGGAATCGCTGATCCTTATTCCGGGCAGCTATGCGGTTGAACCCGAAGATGGCTGGCAGGTTATGCGTGCAACTACCGATATTGGTATTGGCATCTCTTACATTCGTCAGGCGGAGATTAACGACCTTAGCGCAAAAATGCGTTGGGACATCGACTTTGGCACCGCGCTTCTGAATCCTGAAATGGCAGGCGTTCAGTTGTTTGGCCAAGCCTAATTAAAGTGGGGCGGGGGTAACTCCGCCCTTCATTCAAGCCCTGTCCGCAGGGTTTAAGTGAAGGGAAGTTATGGCAACATTAGCACCATTACCGGCAACAGGTGTTACCAAGGGTTCGTTAGTCGAGACAGCTTACGAATATTGCGGACTTGCGGGCTATGAGTTTGAGCGGACGCCGGAAGAAATCGCGTCCGGACTTCGCCAGCTTGCCATGATGATGATGGAATCACCTTATGACAAGGCTGGTTTTAACAATGTCGATTACGGCTTTGGACAAGCCGAAGAAGGCAGCAACCTTGTAAATGCGGACGTTCCCGCTGTCGGCTATTCGCTTGCGCTTCGCATTGCAACGGTAATAGGCAAGACCCTCCCGCCGTCATTTTACGCGACAGCCAACCCGTCAATATACGCGTTCAAGGCGCGTTACACGACCATTCCAACACAAGATTACCGACCCGGCACAATACGCGGCCAAGGCGCTCGGCTTTGGCTTGATAGGGCACCCTTTTTTCCCGAAACCTCTTAATAACAGGATTATGCAGTGACGGATTTCTTACTTAAATCAGACGCAAGCGGCGTTCCACGCAAAATGAACGCAACTTTGGCCGGTGATGTATATACGCCGCAGGTGGTGGCGCAGAACATTCCCAGCCCACTGACGCCCGGTTTGATCCCCGTGGACACTTTAGCGACTTTAGCAACTTCAAGAGTGATAGCAACGTCCGGGACGGCGCAATCTGTTACACTGACGGCCACATGCCGACGTGTAAGTATGTTTGCAACGCAAGGGACTTGGTTTTCACTTAGTGGAGCGGCGTCAAACACGTCTCACTATATTGGCGCAGGGGAAAGGTTGGATTTTGACGTTCCCGCCTCCACAACGATCAGCGTATTGCAAGAAACGACGGCAGGCTCTATCCGCATTTCGGAACTTGTTTAATGCGGTTAAGGGCAACCAACCGTATCGGCTTGTCAATGTCACGGCGCGGGCTTGCTGTTGCCCCATCCAACACGGCGCTTCCCGTCATCACGCAGACAGGCTCGGTGCTATCGGTTACGACGGGCACATGGACGGGCACTGCGCCGATTGCTTACACTTACCAGTGGAGCCGCAACGGAACGGCTGTCGGTGCCCCGTCATCGACTGCAACATACAACATTCCTGACGCAGACCTGAACGCATTGTTTGGCTGTATCGTGACTGCGACCAATGCGGCGGGGAATGCGAGCGCGACTGCGGCGACCATCTATGTTGGCGTTCTAAATGCATTGTCGGTGCCCGCCACATTCGCTCGCGGTCCACGTCGCCTAACTCGCGCTCACACTGGCTCTGCTTACCGCGTTCGGCGTTCAGACAATGCCGAGCAAGACATTGGCTTTGCCACGGCGATACAGACACGCACGAACCTTGACCCCGTTCCAGCGGCAGACGGTGACAGCCGCACGTCGGCGGGTATCACACGGGCCGTTGTTGGAACTGGCACCGAGTTTGGGCAGTCATACATCGACATTCGTTGGAACGGGACAGCAACAGCCGCAGTCAACTTGCGCTATTGCCCCACACCCCTGACCGCCAGCCCGACCGCAGTCAGCAGCGCATTGGTGACGCCCGGTCAGACATACACAAGCAGCGTTGGCTATCGCTTAGTTGCAGGAACTTGGCCAGCAGGGCTGACGGCCCGGATGACGCAGTTTTT